CGAAGAAGCAGCATTTCACAACTTTGCTGTCAATGGTCGATCACGCGAGTGGGTGATTGACCAGTTGCGTAGTCGGGTCTTCAATGCCAAAGCCAAGTATCTAGCAAAGAGTGTGTTGACACTCGGCGTTTATGCTTGTAGAAACAAGATGCCAACATGGACAGATACGTATAGGGCATTGATCACATCAGCGTCACCTCTTGGAGGTGAGTCACCAGTGTTGGTCCGCCCATGCACACTCCGACTTGCCAAGTCAACTTCATACGCATGTGGAGAACCAAAGAGAGTTCAAAATTTGCGGGTTGAAAATCGAGAGCCTGAGGCAGCATATGTTGACATTTTTGGCGCGACTGTGGAAGGAGTTGGATTGGTTTATCCCGACTCCGGTCCTCTGAACAAGAAGGCTGCGGTGCTACAAAGATTGGACAAGCCCAAGATTAGCGATGATGCCAAGCTCGAGAAATTCTTGACTTTCGCCAGAGATTGGATTGACCACAATTGCCCGGCAGTCCACTTGGATTATGGTGGTGAGGAAGAATTCATTCGTTCACACTATCCACCCAAGCAAGCCATGGAAATGATTGAGTGTCTTGAGCGCCCGTGTGAGCGTGATGATTTCATTTCTTCGATGTTTGTAAAGCGTGAGGTTTATGTTGGTAAGTTTGACAATGGATCGGTTGATCCTGACCAACCCGACTTTAAACCAAGGGTCATCATCTCGAAGAAAAGACGAGCTTTGGCTCGGTTCACCCACGCATACCACCAAGTAGAGAAAGCGTTTAAAATGCGATTTCCACAGTATTCCACCATTTGCTACTCTGGAGCCGTCACCCCGGCTTCGGTTGGTGCTCATGTTGAATGGATGGATTCACTGCCTGGTGAGTGGTATGAGGGCGACCACGATGATTATGACAGCAGCCAAGCGAAGGCGATGGTGCAACTCGAAGGGTACTACTTGATGACCAAGGTCACAGGTTGGCGAGACGAGCATGAATTGAGTTTGCTGTGTGACAGTCTGGGTGAGTCACATGTCCGCACACCCGACATTTCATACGATATTGATTATTCGCGTGAGTCAGGCTCACGAGGCACATCCTCTTTCAACTTCTTGGTCAATTTGCTCAAAATATTGTTTTGCATGCAACCCACT